CCCTGTAATTACATATAGTCTATCATGCCTCATTTTTTTTATTTTCCTTTCTTATAATTTTAATTAATTTCTCTAAGTACCATTGAGCCTTTTCTAAGTCCTCTAGTGGTTTTCCTTTATAAGTATATCTCCATTCATACTTAATAATGTTACCTTTAAGATAACCCTTAAATTCCTTATTCGTCATAGATGCTTCTATAGCAGCAATGCACTCAATACCTTTTTTATTGTAATGGTAAGGATTGTTTACTGTATCATTTTTATCTAATTTCTTTCTTGTACTATGAGAAATAAATTTAATATCTTCTTCTGAAGGATGTAAAAAAGGCATAGTATTAGTAGTAGTAGTAGTAGGTTTTTTATCATGTAAAGGATAATCTTTTACATCTACTTTATTAATCTCCATGTACTCTCGCTATTCCAGATAGTGCTTTAGCAATTTCTTTGAGATGAATACTCATTTCCTTATGAGTATCTAACATCTCTGACATAATATATGTCATTGGGTCTTCAACTTTATTAGTATTTAACACCTCTGACATGATGGATGTCATTGGGTCTTCAACTGTAACAAAAGTTTGTGAAGCTCTTAAGTCAAGAACTTTTCTACCATCAGGTCTTATTGTTAACTTGTTTTCTTTTTCCATATTAATTACTTCCTATATCTACAATTTCACACACTCCACCAATACAAGCTAGTGTCTGTGATGAAGCTGTGTTATCTTCGTTTTCATAGTCTTTAAGCTTAGACCAATCTAAACTCTTAGGCATACTCTTTAATATCTCTTTATACTCTTCTTTAGTACATTCTTTGTAAGGAGCTTGCTTAAAGTTGTGGTCATCATCTGAATGGGGGAGGAAAGCAATACCACTAACTATGTCGAAGTTATCGTACACCCAACCACCTATCATAGGCCATTCATCATCCTTAACTGATACTGTTATACTAGGTTTGTGTTCACACCAATGTTCTTGATATTGTTTCCAAAGCTCTAAATGTTCTAGTGCAGAGACTTCTTTCCTAGTTTTCGAGCCTTTAGGCGACGAGTGAGGAAAGTAGAATACAATGGACTTTCCCTCTTTGCCAAGTTCATCTTCCCAAGGAATTCCATTATCTTGAAGGAATTTGGTGACCGGATCGTCTGTAGAACCTCGTACAGACCTAATGTAATAATCGCTATGCCTACAATGAATGCCGCTAGCACTATTAACAAGCTGACTAACAGTGCCACTGGGCTTAACACAAGTAACAGCAGTGCTTTGATTGATACCAATCTTTTTAGCAAATTCTTCATTTGTTCTTACTGCCTCTTCTTTTAATGTATTGAGTAAAATATCTAATGGGATTGGTTTAAGCTTAAAGCTTACATTGTTACCAGCTAAGATATTGTTATCCATAATCCCTGTAAGACTAACACCCAACAATCTCTCTTCTTCAGTGTTTTTCTTCCATACCTTTCTTAAGTATTTGAAGTCTGTCAATGAAGATTGGAAGGTTCCCAAAATTGTAGATAATTTAACCTTTCTAGTGAGGCTTGCCAGATCATCGTCTCTCCTGCAGACAACTTCAGTGAGGTTGCAAAACTGGTTAGGTCTAAGTATGATCTCTGAACAGGGGTTAGTTCCAAAAGGAAAGTTCTCAATTCTTCTCCCATTTCTTCTAACTTGTCTGATAGCTGCATCACGATTAAATATTCCTCGTTCTCCACTCTTACTCTCCACTAATGAAAGCCACTCCCTAAGGAATATCTCTGGCTCTGGTTTTCTTTTGTAAACTGCTGAGTTGTTAGACAGTGCTCTGTATGGTGTAGTATTCCACCAGCTACCTGACTTAGCTTTACGCATCTCTAAGTCATCAACATTACTAAGACTGATAAGTGCTGAACGACGAACGCCACCAGACACAACACAGTCACCTATCATACACATGATATCATGGCATTCTAGGGGTGTCAAGTGTCTACCTGCTGCTCCCTTGAAGATGGAGACACAGAAGTTCAAGAGGTCTCTTAGAGGCTCAGGTCCTGATGATGTCCCACCGAATACCTTGAGCCTAGCACCCTTAGGTCTCAGCTTACTTAAGTCCCACTTAGGTACTTGACCAACATAGAGTAGTGAGATAAGTTCTCTTAATGCTCTAGCCCATCCAGCTTTAGTATCCTGTACTATAATGATAGTATCAGAATCTTCAAAGTGTTCATTAACTAATGGAAGCTTATCAACAAAGTTCCTCTCTACTGAGAAGCCAACACCAGTGCCACACATCAATATATATAGACATTCATCAAATGCCCTAGTATGATCGATAGGTAAGTAAGAACAGTTATAACCAGCTATGTTACATCTCTCTAATGCTGGCCCTGCTGTCATTAGGCAACGCATAGAGGGCATGATCTCTAATTGTGTAATAGCTTCAAATAATTCTGCATTTAACTCTGAACTTATACTATAAGAATAATTAGAAGATAAATGCTCGTACATAAAATTAAGATATCTATGTACTGTTTCAGTCCAATCCTCTCTTCTCTTTTCTTCTTCTAACCACCTAGAGTACCTAGATTTGTAAATGAACTGTTGGTATAATGTAGGTAACTCTGTTGTCATATAACTTCTGCTCCTTTTGAATTTGTTCTATAATATTCTTGAATAAATTTTTCTACATATCCTACTTTAAATATCTTACCAACATCTATTACCTTACCATTAAAGTTAAGAGAGTAATTAAAAGCATGTAGAATACCATCCCATTCAAATACTTTTCTTTTAATCACTGCTTGTGTTGGTATAAAATCTACTAAAGTATCTTCAATCTCTATAATATGTAGATTAGGTCCGTAATCCTTTTGGAGGATGTCCCATTCTATTCCTCTACTCATTTCTATATGTTTCTTTCTGATATTTATGTAATCTATCAACTACTTCCTCTTCACTTCTCAAGAGAGGATAAAGATCAGGCTCTTTATACCATGAGCTCTTAATAACTTTACCATCAGATTTTCTCTTGTTTATCTTGCCTGTTACAGGGTCTACTTTAGTCATGTTACTTTTATGTACCCTGTTAAAAGCTGATAAGAATGGTGTTAGGTCTTTAAATTGTACTGACATACCAGATAGCACGTATTGAACATCAGCCATCTCTTTCAAAAGCTTGACTTTAGTATCATCAGTTACATTACCTTCAAATTCTAATTCACTAATGGCTTGAAGAATCTCTACCATCAACTCATTAGTCTCTTCTCTTATCAAGCCATACCGATGAAGAAGTCCTTTAATACTAAAGGGGCTATCTATAGGACCATCAGTAGCTTTAGTAAACTGAGCTACTGAGTCCTCTCTAGTTATATTCTTAAGCATTCATGACTCATTTTCTAACTCCATTAAAATATCATGCTTTTTGAGTCTCTTTTTATTATTGACTCTCTTAAGGTCTGGCATTGTTTGAGGTTGGAATTGCTTCTCTTCTAAGGCATGAGCAGCAGCAGATCTAAACTTAGGTATGTTTTTTCTCTTACGCTTCTTGCGCCTTTTATCCTTAGACATTGCATGTTCCAATCCTAGATCATCATTATTTATGTTATTCATTAATCCACATCTTTAAAATAATCCATACTTGTGATTACATCAAACTCTTCTATTTTCTCTATAGCCTTATCACTAAAAGCTTCTAAGATATTTTCTTCTTTAAGTTGAAGGATATAACAAATGTCTTCAATAGAGTACTTATCTATAATTCTATTTACTAACTCTTCAAATGTAATATTAAGCTCGTACTCTTTAGACATTTTTATATTACTTTTCTTTCTCAGATTTTGGTTCAGATGTTTTCTCTTTAGCTTCTAGTTTAGCTTTGGAAAGAGCATCACTATCACCTGTTATCTGAATCATCTCTAAAAGAGTTCTACCATTTACATAATGAATTCTATCTGCCATAGCTAATGCTGCTTCACCTACTTGTTTAGCATCAAAATAAGTAGGATACCTCTCATCATATTCATCATCATTAGTGACTTCTACTACAATTTTTGCTGACATTATCTATATTCCTTCTTAATTGTTTCTGTTGCTATGAAATCTGGTTCATAATATCCATTGTCTACATTCTTCATTAATGTAACACCGCTGGTCCATCTATTGTAACCAGCACCTACATAAGTAGGTTTATAATCTCCAAACCATCCACCAACTAAACCTACCATCTTCTTACCATCTGCTCTAGTCTTTATGCAAATATCATAAATATGTGAGTGAGCTACTACTGTAGACATATAAGTAGTATTGAGTAATATTGTAGCAGGATTTATACCTGCTGTAGCATTAGATGTATTACCGTTAGTTACATAGTGGGCAAAGAGAATATCATTTAAGAACATGTAACCTGGATGATCTCCATCATAAGGTACTACGATGTCCCAGTTGTAATGTAAATCTAAATCCTTTGTTATATTTAACTTACCTTCAAGAAGAACTGGATTAGCCTCTACTACTTTATTACCCCTATGTTCATGATTTCCTATATGTTTAACTCTTAGTGGGAATGCTTTCTTGTTCTTTCTATATTGCCACCATAGTTTATCTTGAGCATCTAAGGAATGTTCGCAATCTTTTGCATACCTACGATTGTTAAACTCTACTTTCTTATTAGTATCATATTTACAGAGACTAGCAAAGTCTGTAAAATCTCCAATCTCTACTACAAAGTCAGGTCTTATATCATATACTAATTTACCTAAAGCTTCGAATCTTTTGTTATCATGTTCTGGCTCTGAGTGAGCATCTGGTATAAATAGACCTAGCTTTAACTTACTGTTTTTTATTTTCATTTTATTGTATCAACCATGCTAAAGGAACTTCCTTTCCTATATGATATAAGAATCCATTTTTCTTACACCAATCACTATATAAAGTTTTAGAATTTTTATTTATCTTCTGGTCTCTACCAAAGATGAATCTGATGTCTAGGTCAGGAAACTGCTCTTGAATCAAGAGATGCTTCTGTCTATCTTTGGTGACGAACCTCCCCTTAGTCTCAATGATTAGAATCTCTTTGTTGGGGAGGACAATGATCCAATCAGGTGTATAGGTATGCAGTGATTCAGGGATAGTATAGGCGATCTTCATAGTCTCATATGAAAACTTAATCTTCTGTTTCTTCTTAATGCTTTTGAGGAAGTCACCTATGTCCTTCTCAAAGCCAGACTTATAGCCTTCTGCTCTACCCCTGTGGTTCTTCTTCCTGCTGTACCTGTTCTTTGCCATTATGCTCCTTTACAAATTCACTCAATAGGTCCACCAAATGAGGGTTGTCAACGAAGACAGACAGAAGACCATTAGCCATTGGCTTTACACAGTCCTCTTCTAACTCATTATTAGGATAAGGCACACCCCATATGTAATTGATACCGTGAAACAACTCATGGAGCAGAGTGTTGATAGCTTCACTCTTAGGGGTGTCCTTGGTAGTTATCTCTATCTTATGTGTTGTCCTATGGCATCTGCCTTCACTATGCTCATCGATATTCTCTTTGATAGAATAGTTAGCGTACCCAATCTTAATTGATTTAGGTAACTTCAGCCTCTTCTCCATCTCTCTGGTCCATATCCTCCACTGTCTTGTCGATGATGTACTGCTTGAAAGTACCTAAGTAATTACTTAGTTCTTCGAAGAAAATCATAGCAGCCTCTGTAGTACTCTCTCTAGTTTTACCTACTATATCTCCTTCATTTGTAATACCTAAAAGTATTTGATTATTATCATTATAGAAGACATAAGCAAAGTTCTTCTTCTCTACTTCTTCTTTAGTATAATCTAAGTAATCTTCTATGTCAATAGTTTTTTTATCTTCTTGATCTCTCATATGCTCCGTCCAATTTCATTAATAACAAATCAGTTTTCATTTAACTTCTCTATTCCATCAAAGGCACCCTCTTCTTTAAGTTTTAATTGACTATAAGTATGAAGAGCATCTAGAAAATTCTCCCACCATAGATCACTACCACAGTTAATACAAGGAGGTCTGATTGCTTTATCAAAGTAATGCCTGTATCTTAAGTCAATAGGTATAAAATCTTTATCTAAGTGTACATCATCTTCAATCCTAATGTTTCTAGATATAGCGAACATTCTTTCACTGCAGACAGGACAAGAGATAATTTCGTCCTTCTTCATTAGGTATTCATCAATTGGTTTTTTCTTCTTCATCTAACTCCTCTTGATCTATCATCCTAGCTTTATATTGTCCTTTGAATCTAGCTACGAATCTAAAGTTTCCTACTATGTAGTAATCTTTATACTTTATTTCTTTCTTTTTTTTCTTACTCATTTAAATAAATCTATTATATTGTATTCATAGTATATATACCACTATCACAACGACAGCTATGTAACACATAATTACTATGTCGTCTTGGTTAAAAATTAATACATACCTTCTTATAATTCCTTAACTCTGGGCATCTTGTTTACTTCTACAAGTTCCTTAACACCATCAGAATATTGAAACCTTCTAATACCTAAACCATGATTGGTATCTTTCCAACAATCATACTTGTAAGGACACCATCCGCATTCAAAGGATAGTTTCATATTACCTGACTTACCATCTGGTACTGGCTTATAACACTTCTTTACTGGCTTATCTTTGGATTTAATTACTCTACGTATATGATCAATTCTTTCCTTGGCATTAATAAGTTCAAAGCCTTCAACCTTAAGAGTACACATCTCTCCATTCGCCTTGTTAATGACAAAGAAATAAGCATGATCTCTTCCATCTGCTTCAGCATATGAACTAAGTTGAGGTATATAACCAAAAGGATCGTTCTGTAAGATTGAGCCAGTTTTGAATTTGGTAAAGTTGAAAGCACTAGCAGATTTTATATCAACGAGTTCGCCATCAATATCACAGTCTTTACTTCCTTTTACACCATTTATTTCTACTTTCTTCTGTTGTTCAGTTACTTTGTGCCCAGCTTCCTTAGTCATAAAAATAAGGAGAGCTTCTATTAAGTCTCCATATAAAAAGACAATCCTAGTTTGTGCTGTAATACCTTTAGAGATATCAGAGTTAAACTCATACCATAATTTTCTATCTGGTGAGCCTACATTAGACATCCTAAGATACAAATCTTGATCAGGGCCATAAGCTTTCATTATTGTTTTCTTAATTGCATCTAGAAATTCATTAAAAGCTTTACCACTAACTATATGTTTAGGGTCTTCAAGAGAAGAGTGAATATCCTCTATGAGAGTATCTATTGTTTTCTTCATTTATTTTCCATATAAAAATAGGGTTGATCTTAAATTCTTAGTTAGCCTCTAGTTTTCAGAAGCATGAATCTAGAATCAACCCTATCTTAACTCGTATTGTTACTTAAAAAGGAATCTCATCATCGAGATCATCATTTGAGGCTTTTCCAAGAGTCTCTGTATCATCTACGAAACCGTCATCCTCTTCACCGAACTCATCCTCTTCTTTATCGTAACGGACAAGCTCTAGAACCTGCACTCCATTAAGATTGAATGCAACTCCTTTCTTACCTTTAAAGTTATAGTCGTAAGGATTAAAAGATACGTTTACCTTTGAACCATTACCAACTGTAACATTAAGAGGGTTCTTTTTAGAATCGACCAATTTAGGTGGAAGATTCTCTGTGCCATCCTTCCTAAACTGTAATCTCTTAAAGTTAACATAGTCTCCTCTATCTTCATCATTCTTGATCCTATCTTTTAATGATGGATGTTCTTTAAGAACTTTCTTAACTTTAGCATCCTTAAGATCAATCGAGAGATCAATCTTGTAAGCTGGATCAAACATAGTGTTTGGTCGAGTGATAGATGCCCAGTGGGCAATTCCTTGTAATACTGTCATATACATTATTCCTTTCTATATATTATATTATTTATACCTTATCTTACCTATAGAGTATCATAGGTATCTCTCTCTGTCAAGTCTCTAAATCACTTTAATGTGTTTCACTCCAGTTCTTTCCTATTTTATATTTTCCATTTAGTGGGACATTCATCTTGAACTTTATACCAGTGTCAACAAGAGCTTGGACCTGAATCCTACCCAACTGTTCTGCATCTTCTTTGGTTCCGATGACTTCAGTTTGCCACTCATCATGGACCCAAGCTACTTGTTTGAATTCGATTCCTTTTCTTCTAACTTCTCTCTGCCACAATATGTTAGCATATTTCATTATACTCTGTTCATCACCTTGAAGGAAAACAGACAGAGCATAGTGTTCAGCTTTAATAGGAATCTTCCTACCGTCAAGACCACGATAGAATCCTCTCTTAGTTGCTATTGAAGCTCTTTGTTTTAACTTCTTGAGTCCTGGTATCTTTTTCAAGAAGAGTTTTTGTGCTTCTACAGCTTTATTATAGCTGCAATGAAGGATACTTGCAACCTTTTTATTTCCTGCTCCCAGTAGCCAAGCATAAATAAATGTCTTAGCATGGTCTCTCTCTTTACAGGAGGAACCAAGGGATGCCATATGCTTAGTATGGATGTCTCCTTCTATAACTTCATTTGTGTATTCTGGACTATTGATATGATGTGCAAGTATCCTTAGCTGAATACCAGTTGCATCAGTACCAACCAACCAATTCTTTTCATCTACCACCCAACAAGTTCTACATTCCTTTCCATATGGTGAATAAGAAGCAACAGGATTACCCATATTAGGATTACTATGACTTGCCCTATGGGTAATAGCTCCGATACTAAATACAGTTCCATGAACTCTACCATCTTTTCCTAAATTATCTAACCATTGCTCTCTAAGGAGTTTCCATCTGCTAGTCAGCATTTGCCATTCAGCTAGTTTCTTAATAGCCTCTGGAGCTTCATCCTTAATTGTTGCTAGGTTAGTCTCATTGATCTTCCAGGAACCTCCTGGTGTAGGGTCTGTAGGCTTCCACCAAGGCTTCAATCTCTCTACCTTCTGTTTAGTTGATCCAAGGTTAAACTCTTCAAACTCTACAGAAGAAAATTCCCCTCCAACAATTTCATTCCAATCCTCCAGCCAACGAAGACCAACAGAGCTATAAGACTCACCAGACTTAAGCATTCTAGGAATAATTCTTTTGATGAATTTTGCTCTAGGAGGAAAGTATCTTTGAATTTCTTCTTCGATAGTATCTGCTTTAGATTTAAGCTTAATGAATAACTTGTGTGTTCTTTCCTCATTTAATTTAAATCCATTCTTTTTTTGAACATTTAAAATATGTTGTTGATGATGTTCAATCCATCTAGATAGTTTAGAAAATTTATTGTCGTATTTTTGTAAGAAAATGTCTAGTAAGTAATTAATTTCAACATCACTTTTGCAACGTCGTAGCATCTCAGGAGAGAACTGAGACCAATCATTATGTTCTGGTTTATCTATACCTAAAGCTATACCCCATCTAGCTAGTGAGTGTCCACCATTCCTTACAGGGTTATATAATCTAGATAAAATAAGTGTATCTCTGATATCATCAATTTTAATCTTAGTACCTAAGAGCCTATTAAAAGCTGGTGCATCATAGCCTATAAAGTTATGACCAATCCAAAGCTCTACATCTTTAACAAACTTAGGGAAGTCATCATAGACTTCATCTTCTACAAACTTAAAGATTTCTCCTGTGTCTCTATCTTTAGCTACAATACACCACAGTTTGGTAGGTTCTAAGCCATCGCCTTCACTGTCGCATATTACTTTCATCTATATTGGCCTATTATTTATATTTCTCAATGATTGATGATGAGAGGACATCTCATTCAATAAGTACAATACGCTCTCATCTAACTCTTCAAAGCCTTCAA